TACGTGACTAACTTACCTTTGTCCTTTATAACAAATTCGTGCATAGTAATATTTATGTAAAATTATTTACGAACCATGTCGGCCATGCCGGCAGGTGCTTGGACAATGCTACTTGTCTGCTTCGTATATGCGTCTGCAAATTCTGATCTTGTTTTGTGTATTAATGTAATAGCACTATGCTTAATGCTATAAGATAAGGCCATATCAGCAGTAAACAAAAACTGTTGTAAGCCTATACCTTTCTCACCAGCAACTAATGTTAATGGTTTGTTTACTTTAATTTTAATATCGTCATCAGCTTCAAACTTACCAACAAGCTCTTCGCCTGATGTTAGTTTAATTGTAATAACGTCTCCTACTTTGTAAGGTGTTTCAATGAGCATTATTTCTCCTAGTGATTATGATTCATTCCATGGTTTTCCATGTGTTCAACCAAATTTTCATATCCTCCTACATACTTACCGTGCAATATTATCTGCGGAGCAGTTCTTGGCATAGGTAATCCGTTCATTTCAAACTCTTTCATAAGTGTTTCTACTTGGATATCCTTACCTATAATGCTTTCAGTAAAAGGAATGTTCTTGTTCTTTAAAAGCATCTTTGCTTTTACACAAGAAGGACAGTTTGGTTTACTATACACAACCGTTGTGCTAGGTGTAGCTTCTCTAGTTTCCATTATAATTTAAATCCTTTGAGCGAATCTTTACTTACGTCTTGTTTAATACCACCTACAATGTAAGACTCGACTTCTGTTTCTTGCGGTGCTACCTGTAACCCCGATGAACTCAACCAATGTTGTGTCCAAGGTAAAGGATTCTGTGTTGTTGGCGTATCAAAGATTGGTTTGTATCCTAATGCTTTTAATCTTTTGTTAGCAATAAATTCTACATAGCTACCTAACAGTCTTTCGTTAAGTCCAATGATTGATCCATCTTTCATCAAGTGATGTGCCCATGCCTTCTCTTCGTTTACACAGGTCTTCCACATTTCATAAACTTCATCTTCACACTCTTTTGCAATAGAGGCCATCTCTTTATCGTCTTCACCTCTCATCCAGTTTTTAAGAATATGTAAACTTAATGCAAGGTGTTGGCTTTCATCTCTTGCAATTAAACTAATAATCTTTGCAGAGCCTTCCATAAGTTTTAATTCTCCAAATGCAAATGTACAAGCAAAGGAAACATAAAAACGTAATCCTTCTAAGATGTTTACGTTCATCATTGCTAAGAATAGTTTTTTCTTAACATCTCTCATTGTTCCTTTTTTCAGATGTATAAATTCATCTGCGGCTTTTGTAAATGCATCATAGTTTTTTGTAACACTTATGGCACGTTCAATAATTTTATCATCATCTAAGATAGTATCTAATACTTCAGTTGGATCTGCATATACGTTCTTCATAATGTGTGTATACGAACGTGAGTGAATTGTTTCAAAGAAGTCCCAAGTAACAATACAACCTTCTAGTTCTGGAATGCTTACGTGTGGTAAGAAAGCCAAACATGGTCCACGACCTTGCACACTATCTAATAGTGTTTGATATTTTAAGTTAGCAGTAAAGATATGCTTTTGTTCTGGACGGAAGTTTGCATAGTCGCTTCTATCTTTTTGTAGACTTACTTCTTCAGGTCTCCAAAAATATCCTAACATAGTTTGATTTAATTTATCAAACACAGGGAACTTAAACACATCATATCTCTGTGTGTTTTGATCTGGTCCAAAGAACATAGTGCTCTTTGTAAAGTCTACTTTTTCTCTATTAAATACTGTCTTACTCACCTTTACTTCCTCTTCCTATATAGCACAAGCTTCACACTCTTCTTCGTCCTCTAGTGGCTTGCCATCAGGTAAACCAACTTGCGGTTCAAAAGAGTTTGTTGTTTCTGTCTTAATTTCCTCTTCACTTGGATCACTCTTGAAATCATAAGTGTTTTGATAGTATGATGTTTTCCAACCATACTTATATGTTGTTAACATATCTTGTAACATAACACTCATTGGAACTTCATTGTTCTCAAAGTGAGTTGGATTGTATGACCAATTACCACTAATGGCTTGATCAAAAAACTTTTGCATTACTGCAACAATATTTATGTAACCTTCGTTGCTTGGCATATCCCATAACAACGTATAGTTATTCTTTAACGTAGTATACTGCGGAACAATCTGCTTAAGAGGCCCTTTTTTCGACTTCTTAACGGACAAGAACCCTCTAGGTGGCTCAATTCCGTTTGTGGCATTTGACACAATAGAACTGCTCTCCGATGGCATCTGTGCGGACAACGTACTGTGACGCAGGCCGTGATCTCTAATGCTCTTGCGAAGATAATCCCAGTCATACTTTAATGTAATAGAACATACTTCGTCTAAGTCTTTCTTGTAAGTATCAATCGGTAATATGCCATCACTATATTTAGTGCGATCAAAGTAATCACATTTACCTCTTTCGATTGCTAATTTATTACTTGCTTTCAGTAAGTAAAACTGAAATGCTTCTGTAAGCTCGTGTACTTTAGTAAGTGCTTTCTTATCTGAATACTTAACACCATTCTTAGCTAGATAGTGTGCAAGTCCAATGTAACCTATACCTAATGAACGTCTTGCTTTTGTAGATATCTCTGCGGCTTTCACTGGATACTTTTGATATTCGATAATCTCATCTAAGCCTCTTACTGCTAATTCACAAAGCTCTTCTAAATCATCAAGTTCTCTCAGTACACCTACATTAATTGCACTTAATATACATAATGCTATTTCACCTTCTGGATCATCAATATGTTGTAAAGGTTTTGTAGGAAGTGTAATCTCTTGACAAAGGTTGCTCATATAAACAGTATCTTTAAATGAACTGTGTGTATTTGCATGATCAACATTCATAATATAGATACGTCCTGTTTCAGCACGTTCTTTGACTAGAGCAGAAAACAAGTCCATTGCCTTAACTTTACGTTTTCGCAAGGAAGTTTTTCTTTCGTATTTTTCATACAACTCAGAAAACTTATCTTGATCAGCATAAAAGGCCTCATATAAATCCGGTACATCATGTGGAGAAAATAAAGTTATATCTCCATCTTGCAGAAGTCTTTCATACATTGTTTTGTTTAGTTGAATAGAATAATCTAATCTACGTACTCTATTATCCTCAGTGCCTTTGTTGTTCTTTAGAACAAGTATATCATCAATCTCATAGTGCCAAAGCGGGAAGTGGGTAGTTGCATTACCACCACGTACACCATTCTGTGTACAACATCTTACCGTTGACTCGAATTTTTTTAGAAAAGGAATCAATCCTGTGTGTGCTACCTCACCACCTCTAATTTTAGAGTTGATAGCTCTAATACGTCCTGCATTAATTCCTATGCCTGCTCTCTGTGCCGTGTATCTACCAATAGCCATATCGCTTGAAAAGATACTGTCAAGAGTATCATCGGTATCAACAAGAACGCAAGAAGCAAACTGTCTAAGAGGAGTACGTACACCGGCCATGACTGGCGTTGGGATATTGATTTTAAAAAGGGAGGTCGCATCATAATATTTCCTCACGTATGACATTCTAGTTTCTTTAGGGTAGTCAGCAAACAATGTTGCCGCAATCATCATATACATAACTTGTGGCGACTCGTAAATTTCTCCTGTGCTTCTATCTTGGACAAGATACTTGTCTACAATTTGTCGAAGCCCTGCGTATGTAAAGTTTTCGTCTCTGTTATGTTTGATGTATTTGTTAAGTTGTTTTAATTCTGTCTCGCTATATTTCTCTTTTATTGCAGGATCATAAACACCACCTTCGATGTTTCTATCTATTACCTTCAATAATGGAATAGGATTGTATTGACCAAACGTTTCTTTGTAGATAGGATACAGTAAAAGTCTTGCCGCCGCATACTGATAGTTTGGATTTTCTAAAGTTATAAGATCGTTCGCTGACTTAATTAATATTTCTTGTATTTCTTCTGTAGACATTCCATCATAAAACTGTATATTTGCTGTCATCTCAATCTGCGATGCACTTGTACCAGAAAGGCCTTCAGTGGCTTCTTCAACAACAAAATGAATTTTATTAATGTCTAAGGGTTCAACTGAACCATCGCGTTTTTTAATGTGTATACCAACGCCATTTGACATTCTTCGTGCTCCTGTTAAATTTTAATTCCTAATGATAATGTATTTATTGTAGTGCTGGCATCTTATAAATGCGTTGTGAAACAAATTGTGTGGGTAATTCGTCCTTTTGAACAACCTCGTTATATTTGTAACACAAAATATTATTTTCGATACAAACAGGATAACAAATTTCCTCATTATCGTAGTCCCTAACTATATGTATCTCGAACTTGCTCCGAGAAAACCTATTAGTTAATTGTAAAGTGTAACATACTCCGAGGCTATTTGTCAAGTCGCAAATGCTGTTTTGAGCAAGAAGTTCCCAAGGAGTGGGCCAAGTGGCTTGATCCCATGGGTCTATACTTAACTTTGAACGTGGTAGCTTGTTGTAGTAGTCAACAACATCTTGGAATGGATTGAGACTTACCTCTAGTTGTTCTCTAAACTTTGTCCAGTTAACAAGCCTAAGCTCGTATTTGTCATTCATGATTAGGTTTTGTATCTAACTCTAAATAATATATCGCCTGTGTCACTTGTAGTCGTGTTCTTCATTGAAATAACTACTGTGTCATTAGATGCATCACTGTTCTCATCTGTTAATGATGCACTAAATTCTATGTTTAGTTCATAGCTTGATGCACCTGAGTAAGTAAAGTCATCTGTTATCTTTGTAGTACCATCTGCGATGTTACATACTATATCTAGCTTACCTTCTCTAACTGCATTTACTTGTGAACTTTTGTATATGTACTCAACTTCTATGTTTCTAGTAGCATAGCCTGGTACTCTTAAAACTCTTGTTGCAACGTTTTGTTGTGTTACAGGAAATCTATAACTAAATTCATTATCAAATACACCTGGTCCTTCTACTTCAGGAATATAAGCATATCCTGATATAAAGTTTTGATCATAACTTAAACTTGCTGTTCTATCAAACCAATCTGAATTTGATGAATTAGAAAGAGCAGTACCATCTGTAAATTTAATTACACTATAAACTGCATTACCTTCTGTACCACCATTGTTACCTACACTTATAAATCTGTTATTGTGCGAAGCATTAAATTGTCCTTTGTGTACCCATAATGCTTGTCTGTCAATATCGTGAAACTCTGAATTGTGTACAACATTTCTCTGTGGACCTGTTGCCATACCTTGTCCACCTATGCTTGTTGTTTCACCCCACACCATTCCGTATCTTAGTGTGTCAAACTCACAATGGTCGAACACGTTCTCAACAACATCAAAGTCTGACATTACACCAGTGCTTTGTCCTTTGAATAATATATTTTTGAAAGAATTTCTATTACTTGACACAGCCGTTGACAATGCTATCATCTTTACACCAACTTGATTAGATCCTGGTGTTGCTCCACTTGTCCACGTGCCACGTATACATAAATCTTCAAATGTACTATTTCTACAAGATGTTAATAGTATTCCTGTGTTTGTAGTATTTTGTTGTATTGTTAATCCTTTTAACAATATATTCTGTGCTTGGTTCAATGTTGTGCTTGAACTGTCTTGTGCATAACTACCTGGTGTTGATCCTGAGTTTACAGTTTCAAATGCAGGAACATTGGCACCTTGTGTAATTTTAACTTTGTCTTTACCTGCACCAACAATAGATGCATTTGGTGGAAGTTTCAAACTTGCACTCAAAAGATACTCACCTGCTGGTATGTGTAAAGTTACTCTACTTGCAACTGAACCTTTAGTTGCTGAATTCAAATATAATTGATCAATAGCTCTTTGTAATACTACTGTTTGATCTGATCCGTCACCTGTTGCACCAAATGACTTAACACTAACATCTTCATCTAATCTTTCTTGTAGTGTTCTTGTAACAGGTAACATAGCAGTTGAACCTGTTTGCATAGTTGTAATTTCTTTTTGATATGTATATTGATCTGCGAAGCTGAATAAGTTATCGTGTTGGGTTAATATTTTTGTATTACCAACTGCTGGTGATCCTTCTGAAACTGATCCGTTACCTATGTAAA